ATTTTACTCTTATCTTGTGTAGGAGCATAGTTCAAGTTAATAACTGAGCTTTGACCGGTCGCTGTAAAGGTCTGTGTTTGAGATAAGTTTTGATAGATACCTTCTTTAGAGATTCTATCAAACTTAACAGAAATATTAAAGTTTCTGATCTTACCTTTACCTAAAATAGCAACAGCTTTACCAACAGTATTACCTGCACCGTTGCCGCCTACTAGAGTTACCACAGGAGTTTGTGTATATCCAGAACCTTCGTTTAAGATTACTATTCCAGAAACCTTACCGCTAGAAATATAAGCCTTAGCTTGAGCTCCAGTGCCGTTACCTTCAATAATAACTGTTGGAGCACTAGTGTAACCAGTACCAACATCTGCTATTTCGATTGAGGTTATAGAATATCCTTGATTATCTGCAAACCACTTCCATGGGTATTCGTTGAATCTATCATACGATTCGTTCACAGGAAGTATTGTACCATACTCTGTTGAGTATGCTGGCGGAGAATCAAAGTCAGTAACCGAGGAGTTAGTAGTTTGTATTTCTGTATATCTACTAGTGTATTCACGGATACTTGTTCTATAAGGTTTAACCTCTGCCAAATATTGTCTAAATGCATCAAGGTTATCATTCTTATAGTTTGTTCTTTGCTCTAGATCGCCAACATTGTGTACTGCATTTAAGAAACTTGTTTTAAATGCCCAATCAATGTAAAGCTGTTCAGAGAACGCATAACGAATACAGGTAAAGAATAGTTTATTCCATTCAACTCTTAGATCGTTAACAAAGATATCTTCTTTGATTGCTCTAAGAATATTTCTAAGTTCTACAGTTGGTTGAAGATCATAGAAAGCAGCATCATATGAACTTACATTGTCGAAACCAATCGACGATGTAGAAGAATCATATAGTGTATTCTTCAACTGGATTGTACCATTTTCTCTTCCGATTAAGATGTACTTGCCAAGCAATGTTCCTGCACCTTCTTCTGTGCGCTCTAAAACTGCCCAACCACCATTGGTAAATTCTTTTACTCTTATTAGATCTCCAACTTGAAGTGTTAGTGTAGATTCTAAATAGAACTCTGTGATTTCTTTGTTTACTCTAGTAGATGAAGAATATCCAGTTGCCCACCAATCTGCATATTCCCAATATCTAGTGGTATCATATCCTTGAGATTTGCTACGGTAGAAAATCTTACGTTGCTGATCCCATGCATAGATTGTCCAATAGTTATTAGATGTTTCGTCTGAATTTATTAACACAGAGAATGGTCTAATCTTAGCAATAGCAGAACTATATTTTTTACCCTTCTGTAAAACAGTAACTGAAGAGATTCTTCCTTGAGTATCTAGTGTAGCAACTGCTGTTGCTCCGTATCCAGTTCCTTCAATCTTAATAGTAGGAACGACTCTATATCCAAATCCGGGATCTGTAATATCAATAGTGTCAATCTTTCCATCAACAATGTTTGGTGTTAGGACAGCCTGCTTGATTCTAATAGTACCAACTTGAGTTAGATCAATATATGAATCTACAGCAAGATCGTACTCTCTCAACTCAGCAACTGGTGCAGTATCTACAAGATTTAAATTCTTGTAATCAACTGTATCAGCAAATGGCTGTGTCATTAGAATAGTGTTAACATTTTCTACTACTACCTTTAAAACTTTCAGTCTATCAACAAACATACTTTGTCTAGGTCTAAATCCTAAACCATATTTTTGTTTTGCAGGTAGTTTTGTATCAGGTACAGTATTACCTGTTAGATCAAAGCCTACTAAGCTGTCAATCCACTTAGTTTCTAAAGATGCGCTCGGCAAGCTATCTGCTTGTGCTTCAGTTAATAACTGATACTCATTGTGTATTAGGTTTAATGGCTTGGTATTTTTTAGATACTGAATATTCATCAATGCTGTATCAGCAGATATTAATGAATCAAAGTTGTAGGCCAAGAACTTGTCTTTATCAATAAAGGCAATAAAAGGAGTACCGGAAGATGCAGGCGATTCAATCAATGCTGCAACTTCTGTTGCAGCAAGTTTTCTTCCGGTGACATCGGTAGGTAAAATCTTTTTATTCTTAACCCAATAGTAATACAATGTTCCAGTAGTTAGGCCTGTTGATGTATTGTATATCTCTTTAACACAATAAACATTATCGTTGGCGTATAAAGGCTGTCCGGAAATACCGTTAACTAGTCCTTCTACAGAATCAGCAATCAACGACCATTCTGAAGGTAATAACGGAGTTTCTACCCATTCGTAAATATCAACACTAGCACCAAATGCTAGGCTGTTCCAGTTACCTGCACGATAAGAAATATCGCCTTGTTCGTAGTTAATCCATTTTACAGTGCTTAGGTCCCACCATAGTTCGCCAACATGTTTTTCAAACCATGTCTGGCTGTTATCAACTACTTGATCTTCTGTTCCTACATTATAGATTGCAGGATCATACATTGTCTTAAACTTGATCTCTTGTTCTGCAATGCCTAAAACTTTCATCTTAAAATGATCAACAATGTCAATGTCAGAAATCTTAACATTCTTCTGAGGATCATATAAAGAAATAGTCTTTAACTTCGATATGTCAACTAGATCAGTTTGGCTTGATAGTGTCTTGAGAGAGTTTTCTGTTGTGCTCTTCTTGAACAGTCTTATTCTACCAACCAATACATCTTCTTGTTTGTAGGTTGGAGAACCAACAACTACAACTGAGGATGTGCAGTCAACACTAAATCCAAAAGACTCATTGTTGAGCAACTCTGCTTGTAGTTTTTCTACCAACATGTACTGTTGATCTTTTCTTTCAAAAACATAGACTTGTCCAGGATATCCTTGACTTTCTGAGAAAACTGTTTTGCCTTGATCAAAGTACGTGCCCAAACCAGTATCAAATCTAGTTACTAGTTTGTAAGGAGCATTTTTAGCACCGACTATTACTCTCTCGGTACCTGCACTAATGCTCACGCTTGATCCAAAAAACTCATTTGTAAAGTTTTCAAAACTTTCGATTTTTTGCTTTAGTCTGTAAGACAAGTTTGTAAAATCAGTTGTTTTGAAAATGTAAACAGATCCTTGATTTTGTCCATTAATATCTGCTTCTGGGCTACTTACTACAATCGTTGTTCCGGTAGAGTCGATATCTAAACTATAACCAAACTCATCGCCTGAACTGATAGTTTCAGTAGTTCCTAGATCGTTAATGTCGGCTAGAGAACCTGCAGAGATTGTCTGCTTGAGAGAGTATCGCTTGTTAGCATCTCTTTGATAGATGTAGACCTTACCAGTAGTTTTTACTGTGCTGTCGCCGACATTTTCCCAAGGACTGCCAACTGGTTCTGTTCCAGTGTTTGTGTATACAATAGAAGAATCTTCGACATCTTCCCTTGGATCAACAAGTTTATGATAAGTCCAATATCCTTCTGCCGGATCGTAGTATCTTACAACATCACCCTCAGTGTATGTTTCCCATAACTTCCAATCACCACGATAGTTTGCAAAGTATTGGTCGTCACTTAAAGGTACACCAACAACTAAGATACTACCATCTCTATTCATAGACATAACTGAACCAAACTGGTCGCCTTGTTTGGTTAGTTCGCTTAGGTCAGTACCTGACAACATTCCAGACTCGAGTGTGGAACCGTCGTCGTCAACTGTTACGTTTTTAGGCAACGAACAGGATGTTGCAATAGGATCTAGTTTTGTCCAGCTTAAAGAATCAACTGTTAGGCCACCGGAAGTTCCAGTAACATCCGAAGTAGCTTCCCATAGTGAACCATTTGACCAAACTATTGTACCGACTGGATAGAACTCTCCGTTGGTATATAGGCCTTGATATGCAGTAGATTCTAAATGTCTCCATTGGCTATTTTCGTAAATGTACAAATATACACGACCTCTACTATCTTGGGATCCAGGAGCAGAAACTGCCATATAATATGTAGAACCAGATTGTGCCAGTGTAACCTTGTGTCCGAAATGTTCACCGTCGGAAGGTCGCGGGCTAATGATTGTTAAGTCTTCAGTCCACTGTTGATCTTGCCACTTGAATATAGTAACCATACCTTGATTACCGTAGCCAACTCCGCGGCCTATAGGATTTCCAACTAGAAGAGTTTCTAGTTTCCAATCTTGATTATAAACATTAATACTGCTGCCATCACCCACAACATCGTTTACTGCTGTCCAAAGTCTTCCTTCGAAGAGAACTGTTTCTCCAATAAAGTATTGTCCAGAGAAATCAAAGTCTCCTCTAAACGTTGACGTAATATATCCTGCATCTGGAGAGCCAACTGCCATAAACTTAGCATCAGGAGTAACATCTAATGACTTACCAAAGGAGTATGCTATTTTAGAAGTATAATCACTTGACGGTGCAATGATTTGTCTTAGTCCTAAACCTGCTGTTGTTTCAACATAGGACATCACAAATCCCTGTCTAGGCATACTGGAGATAATCTGCTTCAAACTATCAATATATTTGATAGCATAACCTGTCTGTTCAGGAGTACTTGTTCCGTAGTCTGCTAGATCCTTAACAGAAAACTGTTGAGTCTTCTCAACAACTTCCCATAGATTATCTTCGTTAGAGTCAATCCATAGTTTTGATCCATACTTCAACAATGCAACTTGTCTAGGATCAACATCTTGATATGACCCGAATCTAGCGTTTGTAAACATATGAATGTTTACTGTTGTACTAGAATCAAACTCTGGATTTTCAACACCTTCGGCTACTTCGACAGTTAATGTTCTAAAACCAACTTCAGTTAGTTTAAAGAATCCTGTTAGATTTATAACGTCCTTTAGACCGATAATATCGCCCACAGCAAGTGTATGGCTTCTATTGGTGTTGATAGTAACTGTTGTTCCAGATTTTTCAAACGACTCAACTGACAAGACAGGAGATTCGTTATATCTTATAACAGACCAAGACGGTCCATCAAATGTTACCCAGACGCTGTCATTTTCTATAAAGCTGTAGATATTGAGATCTAAAATGTCGTCTCGTGTTCTAACTGTAAAGTTAATCTGATCTGTCTTTACATAACCAGCTGATCTATTTTGACCGTCATACAGTGCAACTGGATTTATTTCGGCAGTAAAAGGAGTATCAGCTACTGTAAAGTCTGTAGGATTGATTCTGAGATACTGGTCAACAATAGATCCAGAATATACTGTAGGTAGTACCAACATAGGTTGTGGATTTATTTCTAGTTTATCCTTGACTATTCTAAACTCGATTTCTCTCAGCTGATCAGTCCCACCAAGACGACCTACTCTAAATGCCCATTCTTCGTTAAGGACAATACTATCATCTGTTGTTCTGCTTAACTTGTCAAATACTTTGACTACAGAGTTAGAAGTACCTTTTTCTCTGATAAATCCCTGATATAGCTTAAACTGACTTACTTCATCTTCAGCTAGTTCTTGTAGGTAGTCTCTAGTTTGATAACCGATAGCATGTCTTGCCAAATCACGTTGGCTAGATCCTAGTCCATATGCATCTAAATCAAAGTAATCTTCAAACTGATTAATTCTATAATCAAAGTTTGGCACTAGAGATTTTGTAGGTGTGCTGTCTAGTTTACTCCACTTTTCGTTGTCAAACTCTTCTGTTCCTGTTTGATTAAAGTTACTAACCCAGTTATAAGATTTATAACTTACAATATCTCCTAGGTTGTAATCAACAAATGGTTGCCAAGAGTTTATTCTTACATTGTCAAACAAGAATCCAGGGCTAGTATAATCACCGTCCCAATCAACCGTACGGAATCCACGAGTCTTGATTCGTTCTTGACGATATCCAGTTGTTTTGTCATAGATGACGTCATTGAACACTGTTCTATCATCAAAAATAGCAACGTGCTCTTTTAGAACAAAATAAACTTTTAGGTAGTAGATACCTTCAAGTGTATTAGTTGTTTCTAAATAAAACTTTTGGAAATCTCTAGTTACATTTATGTAGACAGGAGCCAACGGAGTTCCGTCGCTTTTTAATATTTGATAATCATAAAAACTATCTAATACATTATCTGCAACACCAACTGATAAGGATATCTCAACTTTATTTGCCGAAGGACTTAGAGTTAATAATGATCCAGCTTCCCAGTTGTGCTTGGTCCAAAACATAAACTCTTTACAAGCTGTTGTCCAATCTTTAGCAGTCTGTGTTGCGGAATCATACCCGTCAAATAATAATCCTACAGATTTTAGATAAACTTCATAACCCAATAAGAAATCTACTACCTCTTGAACTGTAGTTAGAATAGTTCCGTAGGTGAGCTGCTTTGTTCTTAAAATATTAAAAGTTCTTCTCTTAAATGCTTCTACACCGCCAGTCAATGGCAATGCTGGAAGTTTTTTCCAACTAGTGTTGGTAAATGTTACATCACTAGTATGACTCTTTAGACTTCTATAATACTCGTTGTTGTATCGAACAATAACTCCATTACCGTAAAACTTTTCAGCAGTCCATTCATAGAAGCTTTCACTGACACCTCCAACTCGCATTAAAGGATCAACCTGACTAGGAACTGGTTCGAAATATGTGAAGAACGGCTCGGCATTATCGTAACCATTTATCTTCCAACCGTTCTCAGTCTTTTCAAATATTACACCACTATATGAAATAAAGGAAATAGGAGAACTTACATTGAATACAATGTCGTAGTTTTCCGGAGGTACAAATACACTGCTAGAAGTTGCTCTTGGATTTTTGCTGTCTAAGATATATTTCTGTTGTTGCTGATCAACAAATCCAGATAATCTAGAAGATAACTTAACATCGATATTTTGTAGGATATTTGTGATTGCAGAATCGTTAAGATTTTTATTCTTTAGATAATCAGCAATATAGTTTATTAGACCTGTAGTTTGTAAGCCAGTTACAGTAGGTACAGAAATATCAGACAATGTTAAGAACAAATCAGTAGACGTACTGACTGTTTGTGCTAATATGTTTGTCGTTGTTTTTGATCTATCTAAGCTGTCAGTTATAAACTCAAATGGTTTCATCAAAGACATTGCAATAGTTATTGCAAATGGCCATTCAGAACTAGATCTCCATGCATGTTCAACTGGAGCAATATCCCCGAGCTTAAAATCTCCCTTGCTGTTTACCAGCGAGAAACCTTGTGCTAAGCCTGCATCTAAAGGATTCAATAGATTGCCAGAAGCGTCTACAGGAATATGAGATAATAGCGTGCCTCTCTTATAGCGTTGATGAATGCCTGCTCGAGATCCTTGACGAATAACACCGTCTCTAAGATCTTCCCAAAGAAGCATGTTGTTGCTAGTGTAGGGAGCAACGCCATATTCGCTTTCCCACCATGTTGGCTTTTCTGAAAATCCTAACATTTCCCATGGGCAACGATGCGGACGATCAGTGTCATAGAACCACTTATAAACTCCTCTCCAGTATCCAGGTAGGTTAGTAGACCCAGATAGATCGTACATTCTAGAATAGGTATAGGTAAATGGGTTTTCACTGTCAAAATATTGATTATTAATATAGTCAATATTTGTATCTGCAATCCATTTTAAGAACTCTCTATTAACAATAAGATCTAGTTGTTCTTTATTGTAGAATCCTGAGCCGTAGTATCCGCCTAAAACTTTATCAATATCGAATACTTCTTCATTGTATTCTTGTTTGATATTGTTGTAGATTCTATATTCTAGCTCTAATATAACGTCATCTCTAAAGTCCCCGTATGCAGTTGTTAAGCTACCGTCGTGGCCTTGTATCATAGTACGAGGCGTTACATAAGTATCGTCAACAAATATCATAGGAGTGTATTTTTTATACAGTCCTAGCTTTGTAGGTGTTGCTGGAATAAAGTTATATGCAGTAGATGCATATTCTCTAATCTCAATTCTATCACCTTCTTGTAGATCTACTTTTAGTTGTACAAAACCAAAAGACGAGTTAAACTCGTATTGTGTATTAACCAACAACTGAACATCGTTAAGATAGACATAGACTGCCTTTCTACTTAATGTGTCAAGACTAAACTTAGAAGACAATGCAAAAGTCTTAATGCCTGTATCTTCAACAGTGTATTCAATTTTTGTGTGTGCTCCACTACCAACCATATCAGTGTCTGAGAATGGAGTAATGGACGTTTTTGTTCTTGCCATTTCCGACAAGATGTCATCTACAAAGTCAGCAGGAGTTTGATTGTAATATAAAGTTGTTGATAACTTCACAAAGTTATTTTTAAACTCAGTGTAAGACTTTTTAGAGAACTGTAAAGACTTGATTAAGTTAACATCCTTGTCGCATAACAAAGATATTGCAACCGACGGAATGCCAGCATGTTTTAGGAATCTCTTTCCGTGAGTAATGTAAGGTGACAAATCACGAAGATTACTGTTTCCAGGATAGCTTCCTGCAAACTCACTGTTAAACTCAATCGCGGTTGATACATGATCGGATGCAGTTCCTAATGTGAACTCAAGTAAGTCAGAGTTTAAAGGATTCTTTTCTAAACCAACAGGGATTTCGTAATATCCTTGATTTGGAACAATATCTCCAAATACTTTTATTACGACTACATCGTTTGCAGCTAATGTTTGACCCAGTGTAAAGTTAGACCCTGCTCTTGAAAACTCTCCTGTATATTTCTTTCCATTGATGTAGAAATATATTTCAAGAGCTTTATCAGTATTCCAATCAACGGTATTAAACTGTACAGTAGCAGTAGGAGAGGAAATAATCTGGCTGTCAATAATAGCCTGGATATATTTTTCTGCTGACTTCTTCCAACCGTTATCGTATTCCCCTGCAGGGTTAAACTTAAAGAATCCAGAGTTTACTTTCTTAGACAATACAAACTGCTGATTTTGATAGGTGAAAGTATCTTTATCCCAATCAAACTCAAACTCAATATCGCCTACGTTGTCAATGTTCAAATAGCTTAGGCTAAATCCTAGTTCGCTATCAACAACACTAGTTCCTTTCTTGTAACTTACAAGTTCTGTTCCTTTGAAAGAACTTACAGGATATGTGTCAGTATCTGAAAAACTTACACCGTTTTTATCAAACGCATCAATCATAGGAGATTGATTTATTGCAGTTTTTTCTTGACTCTTAACCCAAGCAGTACCATTAAAGTGATACATTAAACTTTTGTTAACATTTCCTCTTCGAACTAAAACACCTTCGCCGATACTTGAAACAGAGTCTTCGGTTTCTCTTAGACTGATTTGTTTTGTGTTATTATGAGTAATAAAAGTTACTCTGTAGATCTTGTTGTTTACTAAAGAATCAGTATCGTTTATTACCAGTAGGCGTGCGCCTTCAAAAAGTTGCTCGCCATCGACGTTATAGCCAAGACTACCTTCGATTTTAGAAAATACATCAGTTGTAAATGTGTCAACGTAATCAACAGTGGCTTTGGCAACAGAGCCGTGATTATAAAGTTGTATACCAATACTAAACTCTATAATCGGTCTCTTGGCTCTAGTTTCTTCTGTAGATTCAAAACTAGAGTTATTAAATGCATGTGCTTGTTCAAGAACACTGCGGTGGAACCAACGATTGTATCGACTCCAAGGGTTATTATCAGGACTTGCTCTATTGATTAGAACATAGTCTTTAGACAAGGGGTAGGCCGTTGCATCATCAAAAGGATCGGCATCAAATCCTGCGTTATCAAATAGTACTTCTGGCACGTTGGCATTTAACGCTGGTGAAACTACTAGATCTTGCAGTCTTACTAGATGAATAGCAGATCCGACACCTTCGACAATCCATGTATCCGATGCATATTTTTCAGGAGTAACCATTCCGGTGAATCTAACATTCATGCCGTTACTTAGAACAATATTATTGCTGCTGGTGTATGTAGGCTTTCCTAATATTTCTTTGTCAACGTTAATCTTTGTGTTCGATTCAACATCGGCAATCATAAATCTACCTAAGCGATTAACATCAACTTTACTTTGATAGTAGATCATGTCCGGTGCGTCAAATGGCACTGTAAATGTTATAACTCCGTTCTCAGTTCCGTTGTTTGTTACACCTTTCTTATACTCGATAGGAGACTGGAAAGGACTTCCAGAATCGTAGACAGATCTAAAGACTAGTCCATCCGTAGGAGCATTAACATTAAACTTGTATGTCTGCCCTCTGTATAAAGTTAATGTAGGATTAACTGTATATCCGTCTGGTGTGAAGACATATGTAGAGTTGTTACCTAAACGAACAGTATATCCACTAACAATGTTTTGTGCTTGCCCAGCAATAGTGATCGCAGGCGGTCCTTCTGGAACCCAGTAGTATTCTCTAAAGTTAACAAACTTATCCCAATCAATAGGTGGGTTCCATGCATAATGTTCTTGTGCAGTCACAAGATCATCGCGTTCTTCGTTGTTGCCAAAGAATCTCAGTTGATTCTTAAAATCAATATAATCATAGAACTTTGAAATCTTATTGTTTTCTGTAACAACGACTCCCGGTTCTAGTTGGTATCTACTTCTTAGGGTGTTATCACTGTCAAGGTAGACATCACTACCTTTGTAGGTTTTTCCATATCGACGTCCTATGTACCCGACTGTTTTTTCCAATACGCCAGGTTGTACTAAAGGATCAAGAACACCTGCCATGAACTTTTCGTTAGCAGGCGTTTGAAATACCTTCGGTAATAGTTCAGAAGTTTTTCTGATTGGAAGATCGCTGTTAGGGAATTTTTTATCTGACATATTTAAACACTTGTACTAGAAACTATCGCATCCATGCTTGCACGAATCTCTGTTGCTGTAATAGCTGATACTATTTCAATATCATCTACTGTTGCACCACTAATAAAGATTTCATCAGCACGGCTCTGTATTTCAAATAGACTACCAAACACCTGTGTCGGCTGTCTTGGGACAATCACAATATTGCTAATGTCTGGGGCTACTGAATTAGTTATGTAAGTTATTAACTCACCTAAATAGAACCTATCACCAAAGTCCCAGTTGTTAACATCGAAGAACTCATTGATTGCTAAAATGATTCTAACTTTTAGATCGTTGTCATTAATCGACTTGTTAGAGTTTTTAACAATCTTAAACTGTGCTCTTAAATGCTCATCAGCACCAGGACCAAACAATACTTTGTATGTTACTGGATGATATATAACTTCGTCACTAATAGACTTAATAGCGTTCAATGTAGATCCAAAGTTGATTCTCAATGTATCACTTGACGGAGCTTCAGGAGCGGTTGCAGTTGCTCCTAGAATATAATTTCTATAGTCTGTGTCATAGCTCTTTGTTAGAAGATAGACATCAATAATATTGCTGACACTAGGATCGATTCTTCTGTCAACGTTTGCATTATGAATATACTGGAACTTGAGTCCAGCACGACCGATGTTTGCTCTATAAGAACTTTCAAGCACTAGAGTATTTGTAGACTTGTCTACACGCTTTACTCTGTCTTCATCGGTGTCATAAAAATAAATCAAGTCGCCGTCTGCATAGTTGTTAACATTGACTAAACTTTCTTTCTGAACAATGTCAATATGTCCATCGGTATTATCAACATACTCAAATATTTGGTCGCCGTAGTTGTTGATTTTTTCAACAAAGAAAAGATAGTTTAATGCAAGGTCTTCGCCGACAATCTGTTCAAAACTCTCAGGGTTATCAACGACAGCATCATCGTCGGAGTCTGCAAATGCAATCTTAATCTCATTTGCACTTTCGTAACCATCTTCAAACTTAATAGTATCACTGATTTCAAAAGTTAAATCTTGTTTTAGAGGAGTTAAGAAATCAACGCCAGTGTTAATGCCTAAGACTCTTACTTGGTCTTTTATAGTTTTTCCAGTCTTACTATCAAAAATCTTTTGACTTTTATCGAAATAAAATCTGTTAGATTCTAAACTACCAAAGACATAATCCATAGATCTTACACGGATTACATATTGATCTGCTTCTTTTACAAACGCAATAATCCAGGACGAATCTAAGTTTGTGTTTGAAATATCACCTGTCTTACCTAGATTAAAGTTATCAATCAGATTCAAGTTTGAAGAAGTAATGATCTTCCACTCTGCTGTACCGATATCAAATCTCAATCCAAAGTTAAGATTAGAATAGGCTAGGTTAACAATCTCTGACTCTAGAGCTGTAGGAAGATCGTTTACAAATTTAGGAACAATACGAGAAGCAATAGCACCTGTAGGAACAGTGTCGCTAAATGTAATAGGACCCAATCCAGTTGACAACGCACCTCTTCCAGCGTTAGTTCCGTCACCGACAACTTTTACTATCTTGGTCCAAATCTTATCTGTCTGTTCTGGATCAGCAGCATTAGCAGTGACCAACTTACCTTTCTTAAATGCCTGTCCAGACGGTGGAACAAACTTAACCATTGACCCAAATGTAATATACTTTAAAGTATTAGTAGTATATGATCCTACTTTTAACAATGAATTGTCAACAGCGTTGGTAAAATATCCAGTTGTGGAGTTTACATCAGATGTAACCTGTGTCCACAACGTATTAATATCTGTAAAGTTGATCTTGTTGTATTTTGTTATGTAAAAGTTATAGACTCCGGTGTCAGTAAACAACGGTTCAATACTTTGACGAATAAAGTTAATAATATCAACTCGGCTGGTAAACTTAGATGCTAACGATCTTTCTGTTTCATTTTTATAGATCATACCATCATCACCGAACACAGTTACAGAACTGTATTTTCCGGTGGCATCGATAATGTCAAAGTTACGAGAAATACCGCTTGATACTCTGTTAATCGACTTAACCTTAAGAATGTTTTGACTACTGGTCAAAGGAGCAAGATTATAATCTTCTCCGGTAATCATTCTATTTTGTGTATAGTAGTTTGCTGGAGCTCTAGATCTAATACTGTCAATATCTTCTGAGGGTGCAGAGTTAGCAACAGATGTTTTTAGACTCATACTAACTGTTAGTGTATGGGCAGATCCTTGCTTGTTAACATATGGGATAGAAATAGTGATACTTCTCATATCAGCCGGAGCAATAGTATATGAGAGTCCGCTACTTACTCTGTAGTAGGTTCTAAAAGAACCTTGAGGAAGATTTCCGTAAACTCCGTCTGCAAACAATAAATCGATTGTATCGTTAGTTTTAGTTGTTACGCTATAAATGTTTCTAATGCTGTTTTCAATACTGTTGTAAACAATATTATTTCCAGTTAGACTAGACACCTGTGTCCACATACTACCTTGACTGCCGTCAGCATTTAGGGAATATAACCATACATCAGTGTTATTGATATTTTCACTACCAACAGAAACTATTTCATTTGTTGTAGGAACACTTATGGCAAAATCTGCTAGTTCAAGGCTTCCTTGTTTAAACATTAAAAAGAAACCAGTGTTATTACTGCCAGCACCTTTACCATCTTGTCTATAGATAAATCCTAATTGATTTCCCGGAACTGGAGGTTCTTCGTATATTTCTTCTGCACCTTTAAATGAAGTACTGACTACTTCAAAAACCATACTTCTTCCGGCAACTGTTTTACTATAGGTATAAACAGGAACATCTGCACTAGCAGTTCTAAATCTATATTGATCTGTTAAAATACCTTGAATAGTATCTGAGCCCTGGCTTCTTCCAAACTCGGTATTATCAGCCATAGCTGAGTTCAATATTGTAATAAACTGTTCTGCCCAGTTGGCGTTTGTTGGGTCATTCCAAACAATAACCTGCTGAGCTAAATCACGCCCGTTGCTGTCTAAAATGTTCTCCGAAGTACTTACGGTGTCAAACTTCAAAAGACCGCTTGCAGGCACGTTACGCTTTGAATTATACGCCAACATACGTGCTAGTCTAAGTACACTTTCTTTGCGTTCTGCAAGTTCGATAAAGTTTTCGCGGCTAGCTAGGTCAATACGGAAGGCTAGACTTTGGCCTAAAAATGCAACAGCATCGATTAAAGCAAGGTATTCACTGCTTTCGATGTAGTCATTAAAATCTTCGGGATAGTTTTCGCGAAGATATTCGATAATAACTCGACGTAGATTTTCAAAGTCGTAGCTTTTGAAATCAGCATTTCTAAATGTCTGATAGATTCTTGTCCAATCTTCGTTGAGAATTAAGTTGTTTTGTCTAGACGTTGTTGTCATTTTTTAATCCTATACCGTATTTACCCAAATAAGTTAACTGGTCAGTTTATGACCGAGTTCTGTTTATCAAAATCAAAAGACATTAGCTCGTTAATATTAAACGGCATATAAGTTATCGATGCTTCTATTCTAATACCTTGTTCTGTACTGTCGACTGTTATTTCATTAACCTGTATTCTAGGATCATAGTTGATGATAGCTTCTACGTCCTTTGCAATGATTGTTTTAATTTCTTCAGTGAACGGTTCAAACAATATATCCCAGATGACTGTACCAAAGTCTGGGTTTTCTAGCTTTTCGCCTTTTCTAATATAAAAATGATTAATCAAATCTTGCTTGACTAGATCAATGTCATAGAGTTTAAAGTTTTTAGTAGTTTCCTTACTGCTAAATCCTTTATAGGTAAATGCACCGCTATTCTTATCTCCTAGAGATGCTTTGCTAACTGCTACTGATTTCTGGTTATATAATCTTGCCATATCTGCTCCTTAGACATCCCTGTCTGTGTTATCCGGCGTAAAGAAAGAAGGCGCTTGGTTTTCATGTAACGCCCAAGGTTCGTGCATAGGTATTCTTTTCATAATGCTTGATAATGTACCCGACTGGTATTTCTTTCCCCATCCAGAGGCGGTATTTGTTGTTGGATTGTCTCTCAACTCTAAAGGTTTAACAGTTTCAGCAGTCGCTGCCTTTGCGGCTGCTGGACCGTTCATATGGATTTCGCCACCAGCTGATTCTGTGTGGTCTCCGCCGCTACCGATACTTGTGTCGCCACCGGCGCTAAATGTGTTATTACCGTTAGTGTTTAAATCAAAGTTTGCAACAGAAGATACCTTGGTACTTCCGCCAACAAGCAAGTCCAAGTTTGCACCCACAGTAATCTTAGCATCATTGTTGACAAAGAACTCCATGTCTGTCGCAATGTCTGCGTGCCACTTTCCGGACTCTGTTCTAAAGTTGATATTGCGGCCTGCTTCCATATTAATATCTCTATCAGCTCTAATATTCAAATCATTTTGAGTATGGATCGAAATAGAGTCTTCTGCAAAAATATCAATCTTTCCATTACTAGTAAGTTCTATCCAAGTGGTTCCTTTTGCATTTCCAATGTAGATCAAATCTTCACTGTTATGCATTAATATTTGATGTCCTGTTCTTGTACGGATTCTGAAACATTCACCGTAAGGAATATCAGGTTGTCCTTTCTTTGTTTCTTTAGGATCTAGAGTATCAACATATTCTACAGGACCTCTGTCGGGAGGTAATACTCTTCTATACTGATCGTCACCGTCATCAAAGACCATTGTAGTTCCGCCAAGTCTACTAACTGGGACTGGGGGACTAATACTTTGTTTCTTTCCAATGTAACCTTTCTTTGCACCGTCTCTTCTGTCTAGAGGACCAGGTGTAGATATTCCAAAAACCATGTTGGGAATATCTCTTCTAGAGGACGAGTTTGTAGTTCCTCGAATGTCGTCGTCTAGTAAGCCTTGTGCTAGAAAAACATCTGCGATAGGATGCACTGGCTTCTTAACTTTTTCAATGTCCATGCCAACTTTTAAATCGTTAGCTCTTCTATTTGCTTCTCCGACTGGAAGGCGTGTACTAGTACCAAACTTCTTTTTATCTTCAGGAGTTAGTTCTACATTTTCCGAAGATGCAATAGCAGGAATCATGTTGTTAGTAAATCTGCTAGGTATACAGCCTATCCAATAGCCGTCCTGTGGACGACCGTCAATAAACACAACCATAACTGTGACACCAACGTCAGGAGGAGTAAACCACATTCCGTAGCTTTTTTGTGTGTCATTAAAATCTGCTTTATTTTGACCCATGTGTTCAAATGCTGTAGACCCGTAAAAAGGACTTGCATATCTCACAGTGTAGGTTTGATTAGAGTTGCCTAGGTTATTACCTTCGTCACGGAGTAGGGTAACTTCTAAACCTCCCATGAAACTAGGATCTAAATGACCTACTACTTTGGCTAGAAGAGGGCCGGAAGGCAGTTTTTTATTAGGCGCATTAGCTGGTAATCGTTTTTCAATACTCATATATTATCTTTGGTTTAAGGGATACCTGGAGGGAAGTCCGATAGATCGATCGGTGCAGTCTGCGGTTTCTCTTCTTGTGTAACGGATACTGCTGCTGCTTTGGACTTGTCGATAGGTTGTGGTTTGTTATCCATATCTGAAGACTGCATTGGAAGTCTATTACATTTTAGTTTTTGCTTAAAGATTCCGTCTCTAAACTCGTTCTCACATCTTGTAACACGATACAATCCGCTGAAAGAACTTTCTTTTGCACCACCAGGAAACACATACATTCCTGTGTATTCATTTATATCTGCAGGTGTTCTAAAAGTTAGATAGATGTAGATGTGTCCGCCTTCATAGTTCATAGAACCATCTTTTAAAACCATACTGCCTGTAGCAGTAGGAGGTGATAGATAGTTTGCTATTCCACTATCAACTAACCAGTAAGGATCACCTAGTATTTCTAAATCTATGGAAACTAGATCGCTGTTGCTTTTTAGGAAGGCACTGTTAAATGCCTCTGCAACTTTTTTAGCTTCAGTAACATCTCCGCTTCCGCCATCATTCTTACCGGCTTGGTCAGCATCTGGGCCAACTCTAATACCACCAGTATTTGATGTTAATGCTGCATCACCTGCAGGAGCACTGTTAACTTCAGTCTTTGTTGAGTTTTCTTCAGCAGGTGCGTTTTGATCTTTGTTAGAAACTGTTGCATTATCTTTTTCTGCACTAGGGTTAACACCAACATAGAACAAGTTGTTAATCTGAATATTGAAACTTAAGATGTCATTATTTTGACCAGTATAGATGTATTCATATTTCTTGGCTACTATTTTCTCCAACTCACCATATCCAGGAGGTGCAGCCGTTGGGCTACCAAATATGCTAATATGGGTCTTATAAGGAACTACTCTAAAAATAATTTTCTTTTGATAATCGCCGATGATGTCATCAAACTCTAACAGTTGCATCTGAACATCAATCTTAAACCAGTCGATTAAACCCTTTTCGTCAAGTTTAACGTTTCTAATATTTTCAACAATGTATCTACAGCTGATTATTATTTGAGATATAACTGCTGTAATCGACTGTCCTTGAGTAAACTGAAAAGTTCTAGACTTAGGATCAATGGTCATTTGATCTCGTTTTACTTTTCCTGTCTTGCTATCATAGACATCGCCTTCTTTTCTAAAGACATAGTTACCGCCGGACTTTTGATCAAATCCCATGTCTGATTGTCCGATAGGATTATTTCCGTAATCTGCTGATGCAGCAGGGCGGGTGCCAACTGAACGAACTTCTACAGGAGTTGTTTTTACAGTTGCAGAGTTTGTAGGCGCAGAGGTTGTAGTATTCAACAACTGATCCTGTGTCTCAGGAAACTGCACTTCGTAAATGTTTGGATACTTTTTCTTTTTATCTTCAACTAATAGTTTTTCGTTATCATTTAGTGCCTGACAAAGGCTACGTTCTCCAGAAACTAAAAGTGTTTTTACATTGTCTCCAGACAACGCAACATCTTTAAACAACTGGTTGTTAATAGTACTAAAGCCTTGATGATTAAACGGCTGTGCTTCTACTTTGTATGTCGTTCCGCCTTCGTTCACATTAAAGGTAACTTTAGTTAAACGAACAGTAAAATATTTTGACTTCATAGTCTTTAGCATTTTACCGTCGTCTGTAAAGCCAGCAATATCAAGTTTTAAAACATAAGGAGCATTATTAAGATAGTTTTTATATCCTGCATTTAGTGCGGCCAGTTGTAGACTTTGCAGGAACAATCCCATAGAATGGGGTTCGTAAATATCGAACGAAAATCCAATAGCATTAGAGTTACCTGTTGCTGCTGTCGGGGCAATGGCACAGGCCATGTTAAAGTTGTTGATGAAATATTCAGGAGCGCCATACGCTGTTTTTACTCTAGCACTATCGTATCTTCCTGCTGACGAAAATACAACATGTTTTAGATCAGCTGGACTATTTCTGTAACTTCTCGGATCGTTAAACTGTCTAGGAGTTAAACAGGCCAATGTCCACAAAGGGGTATAACTAGCAAACTGTTCAAGGGGGTTAGGTATTCCAAAAACATGTCTACCTTGAGAATCACTAGATTTTGTAATGTCGGAGATTATCTGCCCAACTTGTTTACCTGTTAGGCCTCCTGCAAGATTTAGCACAGCACTTGCCTGTTGAAATCCAGTTACTACTTTAGCTATACCGCTGGCAATGTTTAACACTGATTAAACTCCTAAATATTTTTCTATATTAGTTTTTTTAGGACAATATATTACGGTACCTGGAA